CGCGCCGAGCGTCGCGATAGTTGTCGCATTAACAAGCTCCTGCCCGCTCTCGTCCTGTATCGACTGCTTTGCCTCGACCGAAATCCGGCGATCCATTGAGCCACTACGCATATCTCACCTCAGAAGCGGATAACACGAAGGGGCCAGAACAGGTAATGGCTCGAAAGCGGGACCGTTTCTATCGGCGCCCCGACAATCGCGTTCTCTCTCCGCTCGTACAATTCACCAACGATCAGCTTTATCCCCTGCCGTATCTGCTCCGGCACGTCTGTCCCTGCGGAGCCGTATCCGGCCGTGAACGCGATCTTGACGGCGTTGAGCGTCGTTTTCGTCGACGGCCAGGACTTCCCCTCTCTGAGCGCCACCCTGCCTGTCTCCCCCCCCGTATCGACCTCGTACTCGGACGGGGCCAGGGTCTGCTCGACCCCGTTCACATCGATATACTTGATCGAGTCCACGGACTGAAGCGGAGGTTTCAGAATCTCGATGGGGCTTGCCGGAAAGCAGTCGAACGACATCTCCCATTTCTGGGTTATGAGGGCCCGGTTAAGGAAACTCTCCGCCGCGCCCGTGGCCGCCTTAACGAGGCTCGCGACGTACCCGTCCTCGAGAGCGTGCTCGATCTTGCAGTGCTCCTTCGCCTCGGCAACGCTAACAGGCTCAACGTCCGGGGGATCCGTCATCCGCAGGTTCATTTCTTGCCCTTGCCTTTCAGCTTCTCAGGTTCGGTTGTTTTGCCCGGAGAGGATTCCTCCGCCATAATCAGGCATCCCGCTTTTAAGAGCCTGGACGCCTGATCGGGGCCCGGATTCACGAATTCGCCGGGGTAAACGCGACGATCGCCGACAATGCACTCTGAGACAACCTTATATCTCGACATCACGGCATATACCTCTTATCTCCCAGAAGGAGGACGCAGCCGGCTATGACCGCAGCACCGTTGTCGGAGCCGACCTTGACCGCTACGTGATTAAAGCCGCCGTTTATGTCCATATCCGAGACCTGCGCCTCGACAAGGGCGTTGAGTTTTGAGCCGCCGGTTGGAGCGATGGACTCTACGACTGAGCCCAAATTCTTCGAACCCGTTCCCGCTGCTGCTGTCGCCTGAAGAAGCTGTATAGTTATCTTCTTCGTCTGAGCTACTACGGTCTTTGTAAAGATTTTGGCCGCGATTCTTCTCGCATCCGCAACCGGGTAATACGAAGACGTCAGATCCGCAGTGTCGATATCCTCGCTGATTACTCCTTCGAGGATTGAAAGCTCTTCGCTGATTTTGTTGTTCATTTAAAGACCTCCGTTATCCCCTGCCCTCTTTTTCAAGAAGGCCGGAGAGGATTTTCGTTAAAGTAATAAAAGCAACTACCCTTACGCAGGAACGTCTAAGGCTACAAACGGGCTGACCTGATATCCGCCTTCCTGCACGATCGGGCCACTAAGCCAGCTTTGACCGTCGGTGTTACCGAAAAACTTGATTACAGTGATGTTATCCTTGAACTTTACGTGCTCGGATGTTGCAATAAACGGCCCCGAGCCGTCCTTAATGAGGTAATACTGGAAGTCGCAGAGCATAAGATCGCCCTTCGATCCAAGTTGCGCCGACCTTTCGTTGAATAATAACGGTATGCCGAAGAGCACTCCGGGAGCGCCTTCGCGCGCGTTCGGCTGCCAGATTAACTGATTCGCCTCATCCTTTAAGCTCATCAGCTGTGTAAGAATCGATTGACTCCCGACCCATACACCCGCCCCGCCGAATTTGAACTTCGAGTACATAGCCTTCACATCTGCGTAGGCTATCGTATTCGCCACTGCCCTGTTGACAGCCAATAATGCACCACTGTTTAGGACGCCCTTCGGTTTGCCCACACCGTCGCCCTTATAGAAAGCCGTATCCTCTGCGGCTATATGCGCGCCGCGGAAAAGCCTCTCAATAAGGGCTGAGCACGCTGACCAGTTCCTCAACAGATTGTCAGGAACCTCTATGAATCCGGCCATTTCCTCGGGCTTGAGCGCGATTTTGCGTATCGTGAAGTCTGTTTCAGGCTTAGTTGTTCCCGACTTCGTCCACTTTATCTCGACCCCGCCGTACATATTCTCGTTAGAGCTTTGATTCAGGGCAGGAAACTGTACTTCCTGGTCCGGAATATCGCCCGGAGGGATGATAATCGCACGCGGCCTTATGATCGCCTCTTGAGGCTCAACCATGTAAAGCGTGTTCCTGAACTCCGCCGGAACGGCATATCCGCCCTTTTCGCCGACGTTCATATCCAGGGCTGCCTGCAAACGGCTGTCATTTGGCTGATACCTGAGGCTGTGAAGCATCTCCCCGATACTTTTAAACCCGGATTCATTGCCCTCCTGTACCTGCCCCGGCATAGGCTTATTTGCGGGTTTGTCTATCTGGGAAATGTCCCTATTCAGTGCGGCGGTCTTTTCGAGTACTTCTATCCGATTCTTTAAATCCTCGGCTTTGACGTAGTATCCGTCCCACTTTTTCGACTCTTCCTCATTCAAAGGTCTGCCCTGCTTTTCGGACTCGCCGACAAGCGCGGTCAGCTCTTGAATGTAATTCGCCCTCTCCCTTTTCAGGGCTAAAATATTTTCCATGACTATACCTCCTATATCTTTATATTTTTAAATCGAAAAGAAATTGCTCTTTGGCATTCGTTTTCTGCGGTTCTGCACTTGTTCGTCCCAAGAGGCCCATTTACAATTAGAAGGTTCGTAATTACCGTTGTTGTCAATCCGCTCTAAAGTTAATCCTTCCGGCCTTTTCCCCATATCCTCAAGAAAATTCTCAAAACTCTTCCAGCGGTCATGGACCCGGATTCCCCGCCCGCCGTAATTTTTATAAGATTTACAATTAGGGTTAAGACATCTTTGAATCATGCTTTCCCATGTTCTATATGTTGGGGTCGGTCTACGATTTGGGCTATGTCCATGTTTAATTACCCTTCCTTTTCTCAAACAACCACAAGATTTAGTTTTCCTATTGCGTAAACTACAACCTTGTACTATTTTTATTTCTCCGCAATCACATTTACATGTCCAATATGAATTCCCATGCTTGTCTCTATAGCTATATGATATTACTAAATATTTTCCAAATCGCTGTTCAATTAAATTTGTAGTCATGATAGGGAAATAATCTGTAATTTTCTTTTCAGATTGATAGAACTGTAATGCGGGATTTCTTCCTTGTTCGCCTTTACTGACGATTGGGGAGGCAATTCCATATCGTAAAGCTCTTTGACCCAATCCGGCACGTTCGAGTAAATAGAAAGATCAGCCCGAGCCTTTGATTGTTCTTTACTCTTTACGACCTCGTCTATGAAACCGTTCTCTTTTGCCTCTTCGGCATTAAACCAGGTCTCGGCTTTCATCATTTCGTGGATTTTTTCTTTCGATTGCTTAGTGCGGGCCGAATACGTATTCGCCATGTTGCCATCGACTTTCTCGAGTATAGCGGCTTCATGAAGGAGATCATCGGCGGAGCCGAGAACAATACTCCATGCCTTGTGTATCATGATCGCCGCGTTATCGCTCATCGATATTTTATCCCCCGCCATAGCTACGATAGAAGCAGCAGAGGCGGCTAGAGCGTCAATAGTAATGTTAATTCTCGCCGAATGACGAACAAGCGCGTTGTATATCGCTATACCTTCGAATGCTAACCCGCCGGGGGAATTAATACGAACTGAAATTTCTTCGGCTCCTTCCATGGATTTGAGTTGATCCATGATTGATTTTGTCGTTACCACATCCCCCTCTCCCCAGAAATCAAAATCCGTGATGGGACCATATATCAATATCTCGTTTTCCTGAGCTTTCGGTTTAGGGGCAGCGAAATAGGCGAATCGCTTATAATTGCGTATTTGTTCCCGCATCTCTTTCATCTCTATTTTCTCCTGGTTGTCCCATATTGAGAGGAACTAAATATTCGTCCCCGCCTTCTATTGGGTTCTCGTTTTCTTTTCGCCTTACATCATTCGCAGACAACCAACCCCACTGACGTCCTATTGCATACCCTCTCATCCTCGAAAGGAAGTCTCCCCGGAGGAGTCCGTCGACACTGAATTCGGCGAATATGTCCTCACGGTCTTCTTCAGGTATGAGGTCTTTAAGGATTGATTGCTCTATTCTTACTAGCCAGTCGCGGAGCGAATACTGAACGAACTCTAAGCTCGCCTGTTCCATATTCGCCCGGGGTTGGGATTCACCGTAGTAAATCAAATGAGGTGGGACACCGAACATCCGCGCAACTTCCAGGAGGGAAAACTGACGCGACCCTAAGAATTCGGCGTCTTCATTCGTCATGCTGACCCCATGTATAGTCATTCCCTCTTCTAGCAACGGTATTTTCCCGGCGTTTTCGACTCCGCCGTATGCAGCTTGCCATGAATCCTCAATGTTTTTCCGAGTTTCAATCTTAAGCGTCCCTGGGTGCAACAAACCATTTTTAAACTTCGCCCCCTGTTAAAAGACACGGGCGCGGAATCCCTCCGTTCCCTTGCCTAAACCAGGGCTTTCCCGACAAAACCCCACCGGGATAAACCCCTCTAAACCTTTCCACTAAAGC